AATAAATTCAAAATCCCATTCATTTGGTGTAATTATTGATAGAAACATAGTATCTTCATAACCCCTGTGATATAAAAAATACGTTTTACCAACGACCGGAATGAATTTATACTCTACTTCAAAAAGTAATTTATTAATCTGAATTTCATCAACGAGTTCATCATACATTCTTTGAAGTTCAATGGCGCGAGACGTAAAATGTTGCTTTGCTCTATTGCCTTTATCTTTTTTGAAATTTCCAATGTCTGGAATTTCTATCATTGGACCAAGAGTAGAATCTGCATATGGCAGAGATGATCGGCGGCGCTCTATCTGAGTAGTATTTGCTTTCTTCACTTTTTAGCTTTTTTTCTTTTAGAGTTTTCAAACTCTTCGATAAATTTAGCCATATAATCTTGCGACCATTCGAAGGAATCCACGTTATCATTGTATTTTTCGTTTTGATCATGACTCATCGCTGACGAAGCTAAATGCAGCAAATTTACTTCTTCTGTAATTTTATATTTCGTATAAAGAAGTTTTTTCTCTTTGTTTATTCTTCTAATGAATGCATACCAAATAATTTGTGTAAAATAAGAAAATGGATTTTTTGATTTTTCTGGATCGAAGTTATCTATGTATTGAAGACAGTTCTCAATACCATCAGAAATCATATCTTCTTTGAATGTGTAATTGACGAAATTTGGTTTCTGTGCCAAATGCGTAGCAATCTTCATAATACATTCACCAAGATAATCCGTTACTCTTGGTCTTTCTAGATTGTTTTCTTCAGCATGTTTTACGAGTTTTTTGTATTCAATAATTGCAGTGAGAAATTCTTTGTTGCTTACATAATGTTCTTTAGTCTGGGCCATTATATGAAATCCATTCTTTGTATGTTATCCATTGTTGATTGTTTACATCTTCCATCGTTTTCCAGTCATATGTCAACGCTGCAAGAGGTACCACACTTGGCATTAAACTATCCAAAGCAAACGTGCCTATATTTGTTTTTGCAGCTAAGACAGAATGTGATTTTCCATCATTATCACAAGTAAGTATAATTAAGTTATCCCTATTCCATTTTCCGTCTTGTAAGAGTAAACGTAACTTTTCTGACGATTGATCAGGCCGCGGTTGTTCACTTTCAACATTCTCCCAATAATTATAATCGTTATAATAATCAACGTTTACACTGATGTTATCGTCATTATTAACTTTTGCATTGATTGATACCAATGCATTCCAATTATTCGAATCAATTTTTTGCGACATAATTTATTCCTCAATCAGAACCCATTTTTTATTTTGATAGTCTTCAAATGCAATCCATTTGTATGGTAGATCACGATATGGCATAACTTTAGGATATCTATTATCTAATACGAAATCACCACGGTCAGTACGAGCAATTGCTACAGCATGTCCGCCGCCTTTTCCTGGCCGGCCCATTTTGTCTTCCGTGTAACAAATACCAATACCAAGATTTTTTCTATACCATTTAGTTTCATTTACCAATCTTTTGATTTTAGTAATTGCATAATCATCACAATCGCCTCGTCCTTTACCTTTTACAATTGTCCAATAATCCTTTCTTTCATACAGTTGTAAGTCAGTCTTATAATTGATATCATTATTTACTTCATTGTTGATTCGTTTCAAATCACCCCAAAGGTCTTGAGTAAACTTTTGAGCCATGAAAATTACTCCAAATAATTATTCTATTTCGTAACAAATATCTTTGTCTTCTAATCTTTCGCACATTTCTTTATATTGAGAAGGTGTTTGTATTGTTCTACCCAATTTCATTGTTTCAGAATTAGGGGCGTCTACTGATTCCAATATAACAGGATCCAATAACCAGTTGTCTACACAAACCGTTGCACCGTTTTCCCATTTGCATGTATACCGGCCCTTTTCTGTTGTATATTCTGTGCATGATGTTAAGCCTGCAAGAACAGTTACCAAAAGCACAAAACATATTGATATAATATGAATTGATTTATTATACTTCATTGTAATAGTACCTGTAAAGTGTTTTAATGAAATGTTTTTTCCAGTTCAGTTGTCATCTCATCTATAAATTCATCGTATTCATCTTCCACTTCTTCATAATCATCAAACTCACTTTCTTTCATCACTTTGTTTTCGCTGTTATTTAATTTCATTAAAGAACTAGCATAATAACCTTGCATCATTTCGCTTGGCACTGAAGACACAATGACATGCGATTTAGATATTTTAAAAATATTGGTTTGTGATACAACCCATTCTTGAGCAATCATGGCCGGTTGATTATAACTATTCACGGTCATTTCCATTTGCATTGGATTGACCACAATATAATCATTTTCTGTAACATCTTCTAATACCGCAACAATTGTTTCTCCCGATATAAGTTTCATTATACGCAAAGGATTTGTGAATTCGTCCATTTACTTCTCCAAATTGATCTTGTAAATTTTATGTTCAAAATTTTCATCTTTATAAATTTTTACTCGTTCATAGAGATGCTTTAATGTATAGTTCACTCTCTTTTTATATTGTAAATTGTCTGCTATGTCATACAATACGCAACTTGTTTTTGATGACGATTTTCTCAAGCCCCGACCAATAGATTGCAAATTACTTATTCTAGCTTTTCTTGGTGACGCAAAAACAACATTATGTATATTCTTAATATTAATACCAGTACTGAATGTTCCGTAAGATGCTATAATAATAGCATTAGTTTCTTTCTCAGTAATTGACCTTACACTTTCTCTTGTTTCAGCACTAGTACCACCAAAAACAAAAAATATTTTTCGCCTCTTCGCTTCCTTATTTATCAAATCATATAACACCTTTCCATGTTTTTCAACATAATGAAAAAGAACCAAACTATTTCCTTCCAAAGATAATGTTAGGTTTTTAATAAAATTATTTCTTTTTTGGTTTGCAACAAGAAAATCCATTTCGGATTGATAGTCCATTTTCTTGCACGAATCTCTAGTTTGATTCGAATAATTCAATACTAATATTTTAATTACAAGATCAGCCAACGTGCCTTTTTCTATCAATTCCTTTGTTTTTACGAAACTCTTTACTTCTCCAAACAATCCTTCTAAAACTAGTTTGTGTGTTTCAGTGCCGTCCAAGGTACCGGTAAAACCAAACCTATATTTGCAATTGTTTAGTTTGTGCATTATAGTTGTTAGTGATTTTGCTTTAAATGAATGTGCCTCATCACCTATAACAACATTAAACTGATCAAACCATTTCTTTGGCATTTTATATATCGATTGCCACGTACTTACAGTAATTTTTTCATCTATTGATTCTTTATCGACACCAGCACTAATTAGTTTGCATTCTTCTTTATAACCATAATCTTTAAAATCACCATTCATTTGATGAACAAGGGACACGGTAGGAACAATAATCAATACTTTGTGTTCCTGATAGAATTGCGTCAGTAGATATATGATTAGTGATTTGCCTGACGCAGTTGGCGATAGTATTAACGCTCTTTTGTTTCGTATACAATGAGCAACGGATTTGACTTGGTAATCCCTCGGAGTAAGTGACAAAGCATGATCTTTTGCAAATTCGATTACTTCATTAAGAGAACATTCGTCCTGCATTTCAAGCTCGGAATCATATTCTAAATCATAATCCCTCTCTTGACAAAATTTCTTTACATAGGGAAGTAAACCAACATAGATACTATAATCAGGTTTGAGTAATCTTATTTTACCATCCCAATATCTATTTCTATAGGAGGGATGAAATTTGTAATTTGGTACAAAAAAGGAAAAATAGTCCGACATTTCTCTTCTGATTCCAGAAGATGCATGTACTCTCATATGAGTTTCATCTAGTTTCTCAAGCGATACCAATTCTCTATACTCCGAATTGAGTAAGCTTTCTCCAGTCGATTGCTGCACGAATATGAAACCCTCTTGTGTTTATACTTTTCATTATGTCTTCAAGTAAGGATACCACTTCTTCTTTATAGGATATTTTAGTAAGAAGTTTAATCATATCATCGTCACTGTCAATGTAATTAATCAAATCTTGTTTTAAAATTGTTCTTTGCCAAGGCTCACGACCTATTTCTTTTAAAGCTTCGGGGTGATTAAGATCGCCTTTATAATATTCAGAAAGAATCTTTTGCAACTTCTTTTTCTTTAACAGAAGAGCTTTTAACTTCATCTTTTCATCATATAAATACTTCATATACTTGGCATGTAGATTGGGTATATTGAGACTTTCATTATCTAAATCTACATCATCGATCTTTACATCTTCTTTCCATAGTTCTATAATATCTTCCAAAAGCATGGTATGTTCTTTCCTCGCATCAATGTTTCTGCATTATATCACATAATTTTTAAACCGTAAAGAAATTTTACAATGTTTCTATTTCAAAATGAGTATATCTGAATGTAGCTGTTGATTCCAAATATTCAATATCAGCTAATGAGGCATCAAATGTCAGTTCTGTTAGGTTAATAGGAAACATATCAAAGAATTTAATTCTAAGATTCATGTTTTGTTTGCTAGTCAATACTAACAATGTTCCATCCGAAAAAACACCACTAGATTTGTATGTTTGTTGATTTTGTTTCCAAGCAGAATTGTCTAGAGTTTCGGGTGTACCGAGTGTATTCAACCAATTGAATATTTCGAGATAATTCTTCAAATCTTCATCAACTCGAAACCTCAAAGCAAGAGGTTCGAATATAAGTTTGTCACTCGGAACTGGTAAGTTCAATAAAGGTGTTGGTTGTGTCAATTCGCCTAACGAAATAGACGGCACAGGTACATTATATGTAAAATAATTAATGTGCGGAGTTCGTTGCAACGTAAAACGAAACGCTGTCGGCGACAGCATATTGACATTATTTGGTTGTGTGTTTTCTATACTCATGTGTATATTTATGATAACTCTCTACCAATGCTCCAAAAAAAAGAGGGTGCCGAAACACCCTCTTAAAAATGGTAGATTGAGTCTACTCTTTTTATATTACATCAGGTTAGAAACACCAACCAAACGATAGTACACGTTCTTATCAGCGAAGGCGATAGAACCGTTACCAGCCGTTGCACCCTTAGCAAATGGGTTAGCAACCATGCCATAACGAGTCTTGAATCCGATCTTCGGTTGGAACGTATTCTCACCTACTGCACGAACCATCTGCAGCGGCACATATGGGCAGTAGAACAAGCCAGCGTCAAAAGAAGATGATCCTTTGTAACCAACTGTGAAATACTGTTTGCCAGAAGCAGAAGAGAAGTACGGGTCAATGTACACTCTTGTACGACCGTTCAGAACACCAGCAAACGTGTTGCCTGTATCGTCAACGTTCAAACTAGAAGACAGAGCAGGTGTGTAATCAAGAACACCGGCCATCTGAAGAGCAGAAGCAACGTCTGAAGAACAAATCAACAGGTTACCTTTACCGCGGCGTGTGTCTTTAGCAATTTGATTTGCTTCGCGCTCGATCTGGAAGATCATGCCTTTGAAGCGTTCAACAGACCAACGACCGTTGGAGTCAACATCAAGGTTAAATGTTCCTGTAGAAGCAACG